TACCACCATCCCCAGCGCCGCCTCTACCACCAATGCCTAGTACATCACCGATAACACCTGCACCTCCACCGGCTGAAACCCCAGGGGTTGTATCTACGATGTCAGCTGTGTTTGTAGATGGAAACGATCTTGTTACACCAGACGTTCCGCTCCAGATAATACGTACGGCGCCAGTCCCTGGTGCGCCAGGGTTAGTGTTATTACCACCGTAACCCGATGCTGCACCCCCACCGTAATTTCCACCATTAGCACCCGGAAAGCCATTTGTTATAGTACCGGCTGCGCCACCTGAACCACCACCAGCTGCAGCAGGTATACCAGTAGGATACCCACCTAAGTTACCACGGGTATATGTACCTGCAGCACCATTAGCACCTTGACCTAATATACCAACACCGCCCCCGCCAATCGTACCGCTCGTGTAAAAAGAACCAAGCACTGAACCACCACCACCTCCTCCACCTGAACCCGCAGTTGGGGTGAGCTGTGTTGTGAACGGATTATTATTATCACTTGTCCCGGCATCGCTATAAGCACCGGAGTTTCCTCCGTTACCTGTGTAACCACCAGCGCCACCACCCCCACCCGAAACACCGTAGGTTGCATTACCACTATCTTCAGGGTGACTGTTACCACCATTACCACCACCGTCACCCACAAAGCCGCCACCCGTAGGGCGACCACCACCTAAGCCTGCTACTGTACTTTGATTAATAAAATATGATGCTTGAGCTGCCCCACCAACACTTACTGTATATGTTTGACCTGGTACAACAGTTATATTATTCTTCCAGCCTAAACCACCACCCCCACCACCATTAGGGTAAGGGCCTGCACCTGTTCCTGTACCACCGGTACCACCTCCACCAACAGCAACAACAGATACTGATGTAACACCAGCTGGTGCTGTCCAATTATATGACCCTGGTGTCGTGTATGCTACTTGTCCAGCGGGTACATAAGCAGCAACGCTATCATTAATATCTTGTGTATTTTTTGAAGGAAACGACCTTGTTACACCGGATGCACCAGCCCAGATAATACGAACAGCGCCTTTACCACCTGTACCACCTGAATAACCACCACCACCACCACCACCATAATCACCACCAAGACCCCCGAAAGCACCACCTGCACCCATACTACCTGAACTACCGCCTGATCCGCCACCACCACCAGGTGGGAAGATAGTCCCGTAACCTGGAGAACCTTCATTAGTTACAACACCAGATGCTCCTTGGCCTAGTAAGCCAACACCGCCGCCACCAGCTCTTCTCGAGCCGTTTTGACCTGTCCCTGTATCACCGCCTCCTGCACCACCGCCGCCTGATCCACTGCTCCCGGCGTTACCACCGTTACCAGCATACCCACCAGCACCGCCGCCAGAACCGCCATCTCCATCAGCACCATTACCACCGTTTCCTGATCCGCCATTACCACCGACACCGTTATTAACAGTACCACCGGATTGCCCTGAAGCGCCCCCAGCTGTCATTGTTCCAAATGCAGCAGCAAATGTTGAAGACCCACCGTTACGCTCTGATCCACTACCCAATATACCACCAGCACCTACAACTACCTGATATACTTGCCCTGGTACAACCGTAATATTATTTCTATACGCAAGCGCACCGCCGCCACCACCTACAAACCCACCAGTGTTAGAGCCGCCACCACCCCCGCCAACAGCAACGACAGAAACAGATGTAACACCTGTCGGGCATGTCCAATTATATGACCCTGGTGTTGTGTATGCTACTTGTCCAGCGGGTACATAACCGGCTGAACCACCAGATTGACCTCCATTAGCTTGTACTAGTACTGTTGAACCATTTAGCGTTACAGAACTAGTACCGCCTGATGTACCTGCGCCGCCACCAGAGGCTGCACCAGCACCGCCCGCACCCACTACAATTGAAAAGACATCACCTTGTGTAACAGGTATATTATTTTTGTATGCACCACCACCGCCGCCGCCACCTTGACCAGGATTACCTGAGTCTAAGCCAGCAGCGCTACCTCCACCACCGCCACCAATAGCGATAGCTTGCATGCTTGTTATACCAGCCGGGACTGTATAAGAATAAGAACCTGCTGTAGTATAAGTACCTACTACACTTGGTTCAGATACCAGCGTACCAAAATTTTGTGTAGTAATTGTGAACGTTACCGAAGAACCTTCATTAACTGATGTAACCGAAGGTACAATTCTATAGACACTGGAATTAGTACCCAGGCCTTTTGCCCTTGCTGAATTTCTAGCAAACGTTCTGATAGTCGGCATAATTAGACAAACTTACTTTGAGATGCAAATGTTTTGTATACTCCTGCTGCTATTTTTAATATAGCAAATGTATACACGTCTGTAGCGTTTGGGCTACCGCTTGCAGGCACAGAGCCTTGCCACTTAATATACAATGAACTTTGTACTACACCGTCAATTTGAATTGATGTTGGATAATAAGCTGTTGATCCGTTTTGTACGGCAATTGCAAACGTAACCGATTTATTAACATCAACTGTAGATAGGCCCGTAAAATTCATTTGAAACGCGGCAGCAGTATTAGCAGTATGTACGGTATATGTGTTAAGGTCGGTCGTATATGTTTGTATAACTGCAGGACCGGAGGACATAACGTTGGCTTGTTCTGTAAATGAACCTGTATTAACAATGTTAACAACGTTTGCCTGACCTGTAGTCACTAATTGAACGTTAACGTTGCCTGATACCTTTGTACCAGAGTGCGTTGCATTACCCAGGAAAATAGCGCCGTCAGCAATATCTGCCCCTAATATCGTACCGTCAGCAATCTTAGCTGCAGTAATTGCATTAGCATTTAGCGCATTGCCTGAAACTCTTGTTAAAGCCATTTGTTTTTCCTGTTATTTTAATATTCAATAATGGCAATACCCGGACCACCATTACCACCATTTCGAGTTTCAGTAGTTGAAGCTAAACCACCCGTACCAACTGTAACTGTTAATGTGTTACCAGGAGTAAGACCGGTTAGATATTTAATAGCAGTAGAACCACCACCACCGCCTTGACCAGCGCCTTGTGATGATTGTGCACCCCCTGAACCCCCACCACCGTAACTTAAATTTATACCTGTTGCGCTAATACCGTTATTGTTTGCAAACACAGGAGGCATACCACCACCGAGAGTAGATGAACCACCCTCCCCGCTGTTAAAGGTAACTGCAACTCCACCGCTAACTGCATTTGTTTGGCCTGTAACTTGTGATGAAAGACCGGGTGTACCTTTTATATTTAAAGTACCACCGGTGGCATTACCACCACCGCCTTGAGGTGTTACACCACCAGGTGCACCACCGATACCTGGCCCTGCATATATCTGAGTTATTGTTTCGGTACCTGACGTTAAATACGTACCAACACCGGCACCCCCGTAACCATCAGTAATATATGTAGCACTTCCACCAGCACCACCACCGCCTACCAATGTTACTTTAATCTTTGTAATACCTGCAGGAATTGTAAATGTTGCGTTGGCGGTGTATACTGTCATGTTGGAAAAACCACCAGCCACAACTGCTACATTTGATACAGCAGTTACTTGACCCTTACTATTAACCGTAACAGCAGGAATACTTGTTGAGTTACCATATGTACCAGCAGTAATACCAGAAAGCGGTAATTGCTCAACAGAAACATTACCCGAAAGAGCCGATAAAGGATGCCCATGTGACCATGCAAACCCTGTATTAAGTTTTGCGGTTGTAATAGAGTTATCTGCTAATTCAGCAGTATTAACCGCACCGTCAGCAATCTTAGCTGATGTAACCGCATTAGCAGCTAGTTTATCCGCTGTAACCGAACCGTTAACAATATCTAAAGTCTCAATGACAGCTTCAGAAATATTGAAGGATGTGATATTGTTTTCACCAATATCGAATGAAGTTAACGGCCGATTGGCCGGTGGTGTACCAATGTATGCCATTATTTAATCCTTAAACGTCTTGTAAGATACTTGCAACTGCGTCAATAGAGGCTGCTGTATCACTCTGTACTTGTAAGTAATCACCAGATTCTAAAACAATCTTTTGACCAGCAATAACTTGAAGTGACGAACCAGTTGGAATAGGTGCAGATTTAATAATAAATGCGCTACCGCCACCAGTACCTTTTCTAATAATAACGTTAGCACTGACAGTACTGGACGTTGTATTAGCAACATCTAGCTCAATACAAATAGAAGTATTACCTGTTGGTGCAATGTATACGTTGGCAGCTGTAAGACCAACCCCGGAAAGAATTGCGTTTTTAAATATATTTGCCATTTTTTTATGATCCTAGCGCTATGGTTAAAGCAATAACTGAGTCTTTTGTGGGGGCTTTTGCAATAATTTCGTTAATTGCAGATACAACATTTGCTTTTGTTGTAGTCGTTAGGTTATTAGTTACACCGACATCAGCCAGTATATTGGAAAAATTTCCATCTACTTCCTGATTGGTAAGTGGTGAACCTTTTACTGTTCTTAAGACTAGAGTTGCCATGTTTATTTTCTAAATGAATGTTATTAGTTATTTATCTTTAAGAAGCTGATGTAGCATAGATTTAATCTCACTCATCTCTTCTTTAAGTTCTTTAATTTCCGATGTCTGTCTCATCAAATCTTCGAATGCTTTTTTCTTTAATCTATGTTCCTGCAAAGCACTCAAATTGGTAGGGAGTATTGCTTTTGAATACGTATCCCTGACCAATTCTTTATGATCAATAATCGGAACTAATCTTGGCTTATGCATCTAGCGCTAACACCCTTAAGTCTCTTATGATTGGCACCTGAGTTGTATCAGATGATAACATAACGATTTTAACAACAAACGTACTGTAATCAGCACCATCTGGTAAGCATTGACCTAGGAAGGTTGTGAATGTATATTCTGCAAAGCCAGACTTTGTATCACCGCTCGTAAATAAATTATTCATTAACACGTATTTATTATCGGAGTCAAACTGCGTTGTTCCAGGTGCATTTACTTTGTAATAAACTTTAATTGATGAAGGTCCAGGGCAATAAGCATTTAGATACACTCTCATGTCCTTAGCTTCAAAGCCTGGATTCAACGTAACGCGTCTAGTAATATATCTTGCTGAAGCGTTACCGCCGCTGTAACTATCTTCATTAGTTGCATCGTTGTTAATAATGTTACGGATTAGAACGCTACTCAATCTCTCTAAGTCAATTACAGGTGAAATAGTCGTATCAGTTGTAGACAGTACAACATTAAATTTCAACGAGCTAGGTGTACTAGATTTAATGGCTTTACGCTCATCCATTCCATAATTTGAACCTAGTAAATAACCTCTGTATGCAGAGTCTAGTGCACCGGTTGCATTACTTGTTGACTTGAATGAGTAAAGGGTAGAAGTATCAGCAAACTGTAAATTTTCTCCAGTTGTATAAAATACATCATACTCGACGTTATTTGTAGGAGCTACAGAGTTAAGAATAACCGTTGTAGGTGTCGTTGTGCTGAATTTACATTTATTAAGTCTAAAGGTAATATCCATACCTTGGTCTGCTGTCCAGGTAGAAGCATTTTGAGACTTAAACATCGAACCAATATATGGTTGATCTGTTACTCTAACATCAGGCTCATCAAGTTTAAACTCACCTAGCGATGCAGAGTAAATAATATACTTCTTAGAATTACCTTTAATTACTAAAGCATACTGACCAGGTGGTAAATAAACTGGTGCATTAAACTTAAAGTTAGTATTATTAGAAATACTAAACGTTGTGGATGCAATTATGTTAAAAGAATCCTTAACAGCAGTAGCAAAAGGAATTATATCTGTTGAGCTTGGATAGCCATTAACAACAGGTCTTATTTCTACTGAACAAGGTAGTAATTCGTCTTTTTGATTAAACCACAAGTCAACCGAGGCTAGGAATAAGCCGTTTGGAAAATCTCTTGACTCAACAAAGAACGTCTGTGCAAGTGGGTCTATTGGTGCAGGAGGGGGATTAGCATCCTGAGTTTGAAAGTCAATTGTTGGTATGTTGGTTGATACATTGTATAACTGACTTTGAACACCTGGTCCAGATAGAGATGGTAGGATCTGGCATCTACCGTTAGCACGCTGGGTAGCAGTTTTAGCTAATCGAACAGTAAATGTTCTTGACTCACCTGGTTGTAGTAATACAGGTAGCGTTCCAAGCGTATTTTGCCATGTCTCTGTTGTTTTGTTTGGATAAACAGTCCCGTTGTATACGCCTTGACCAGTGCCCGTTGTTATAATTGTAGCCGTACCTTCATTAACTCCGGATACAGTTGACCAAGTTAATGCTTCGAGATAAATTGTCTTATCTGTTCCTTGTTTTGACCATCTCTTATCTGTAGCTGTATTTGTTATTGTGCATCGAACACCAATATCGGTTACAGCAGTCTGAGCACCTGCAGTTCTTCCTACATCACCAAAATCTTTTGATAACAATGTTACAACAGGATCGGTAATATCAATACGTGCAGAACCCGGAGCAGGTGTTGTCGTACCAGAAGGACATTTAATATTAAAATTCCATCCTGTACCCTTTAAAGGAGCATCAACTCTAACAGTAGCAAACTCAATACCTTCTTCTTGCTTTGTAAACTCTATTACATGAGAGGTACATCCAGTTCTTGTAATTTCTGGATAACCCAAATCTTTTAATCGTATAGAGTAACCAAGGTTAACACCTGCATCAGCACTTCTTGTCATAAAGCCAGAAGTAATTTCTTGACCTTTATAAATTAATGTAAATCTATCAGGTATTACATCGCTAAAACACGTTACATTAGCTGCACCTACACCAATACCAAGATTAATATTAAAGTTATGTACACCTTGTAACCCTGTTGTTTGTATTGCTTCACCACAGAATAAAGTCTGTGTATATGCAGGTATAGGTGGAGGTAGTTGGGCTTGATTAGATGTACCTACCGTAGCCTTACCTATGCTAGTATTTTTTGATACCGAAGTTTCTGCAGCACTCTTTTTAACTTCTAATAGCGGATCTATTGAAACCAGATTCATTCTAGTTGCAAGAATTGTATCTTCTTTAGTTTGAGATAAACCGTAAGCAAGATATTTTGTTTCAGCAACCGTTGTAATAAATCGTTTATCTAAAGTATCTGCTAATCGGAATGCTCTTTCACCTAAGTTAAACTTAAGATCACCATTATTAGGAATAGTAAATCTGCCGGCAATACCACCCGTAGCATCAGTTCTTAATGTCTGATTGGTTATAGTAACACCTAAGATAGATGCAGTTGTAGTTGTTTCAGCAACAAGCGTTGCTGTGTTACCGGTTACAGGTAGCTTCGTAGTAATATCAGGCATCATGTATAACACATTGCCTCTTTGCGATATAACATTGCCTACCGATACTGTTGAACCACCTGACAACACTCTTATTTGTGTAATGTTATTAGGTAATGTATTTAAAAACTTTACAGCCACTGAAGGTGTGCAGTATTTTGTAACATCGATGCCATCGAATGTAGCATACATCTGAGTATCGGGTTTTAAATTATACGCAGCAAATGAAATTGGCTTTGATCTAATGAAAGGTATAATACTTGAATCAATTACCTTTTCACCTAGCTTTGATGTAATGGTCTTAGCAGCGGTGTTAAATTGTAGGCCTGTTCTCGCAAATGATTCTTGTGATGTCTTCGTTACAGAGGTTGTTACGTCTGTTCTTGCAGTCGGTGTTACAGATATCTTACCTGTCTTATCAATCTGAACATCATTACTTACATTTGTAACTGCAGATACATCCACAGACACATCAGTTAAGCCACGGAAGACTGATTGCCAATCATTCCATTTAGTACCCCATGGAGATAGACCTGTATTGTCTAATGTAATTTGAGTAAACGCGTCGTTTTCACCGTTAAGGTTAACTGTAACCGTTGGGTTAGTAACCGTATCCGCCCACACATCTGTGGATGGAGTTAAAGTCATCGTACCTGTCCATGTAAATACTTCAAATGGTGTTAGGTATGTTGTATTAGTAGCTTTGATTTGAGATACAAATGGCTCTGTTGTATAGTCCATTGTGACTAAATCAAAAGATTTTTTATATGATGTTGATTCACCACCACTAACCGCGTACATATAAGACTCAGAAACAAATCGTGGTCTCATTAATCTATTATCGTAATCAATAGAGCATCTTAAATCACCATTATTTACATCGCTTACAGAATGCCCTGCAAATGAATCAACCAGAATACCGTTTTTGAATCTGTCAATACCAGCTATTTGACTTGGTATTCTTTCATCAGCATCAAGCTTTTCAAGTAAGCTTAAAGCAGAATAATATTCTAATCTACCAACACGCTTCTCAATTTTACCAATATCGCGCATTGTAAAGCGCTTATTATCAATATAGGTAAACTGTACATCTTCTGCGCGCCCGGTGTAAGCCGGTACATCGATATTATACAATGCAAGCGCATCGGTTAAATCGCTGGGGTAAGAAGGAGAGTCGCTTGCGAGACCTTTTGCAATTGTTAGCTTACGTTCTTTTGTAAGTACAAGTTTATCTTTTCTAGGTAGATAGTACTCATAATCTGCTGTCATAGCAGACCCGGGCTTTGGTGATCTATCAGAAAGATATGTTGTTTTATTTGCTTCTCTTACTGGTCTAAAATCAATAACATCAGCTAGGTTTGTTATAGCACCTGAAGCTTTTTTATACTGAGGAATAGACCCGTAATCTAATCCCCCATTTGTATATGAGTCGACATTAAAGAATCCCGAACCTGTATGTCCAAAATATTGGAATGTAACTACAACGTTGGGGTTATTAGTGACGTGTAATACAGGAGCTCTACCGTCTGACTTTAATGTAACGCTTCCGTGATCGTAATAATCGTCTCTTTGACCGGTATCTAATTGGTAAGAAGAGAAGTAACTATTACCAGTAGCATCTGTAATACTCGTAATACTGTATACATCAGGTACGTTTAACGAAATATTTGTTACACTGCTACCATATGGCACAGTAACTGTACCAGTCGTTAGCGTCTTAACTTTTGATGTCGCTTGTTGAGCAACGACCAACGCCATTACATTGGCTGTAAAGCTGCTTGTACTGCCTTTATATCTTAAGTATGCATTTTGACCAATAATCTCAATATCGCCATTAGCACCAGTAAAATCAAGAATGGTACCTACTGGCGGTGTACCTGTTCCTGAAACTGTAACAGTTACAATAAATCTATCTCTAATATCTGTGTCAGATAAAAGACCCGAGCCAAGAAATTGTTCGCTACCAGCTAACGAAAGCGTGGCAACTGAATTGCCTGAATAGCCGCCTGTACCAGGTGCAAACGCTGTTGAAGCAAGATTACGAACTGATTGGTATGTTGTATCTGTTACGGAGGTACCGGCACCAGATACATTAGAGAATGTCTTAATGTTTCTTTGAGGGACTTTAAACAGCAGTGTATCGTCCGTACCATATGTAAACGCTGCATTACCCCAGGCAAATGTATCGCCTTTAACAGTTAATGCTGGTACTGATGTATACGTTGCGGCAGAGAAAGCATTTGCTTTACTAAATGTATTGCTTCCCAGCATACGAACATCGAACAGGTATAAATTGTAAACATTACCAGTACCTGCAGTGCCCTGATAGCTCATGTAGCGAGCACGGGCTGTACCAATAATGTTTGCAGAATAAGCTGCATTGCTAGAAACAGAAATTGAACCGGATTTAATATCGTGAATGTTAAGTAACTGGGCTTCTGTGAACGCTACAAAGTTATTAATATTCCATACCGGGGTGTATTGACCGTAGTCAAGAGCAATAGAATAATTGTTAACAATATTTGTATCTCTTGCTCTATCTAAAGTGATGTATGAGGGTGATGTTGTCTCAAACTCATAACCCCTTACATAAGCCTTACCTGGAGAAACCTCGACAGATAATTTGCTTGTGTTGCCGTATAGATGATCTTTAACTTTTGCAATAAAAGGTCTTACGGTATAGTCGCCGGACTCATCATATGTTCTTCTTGCCATAGCAGTTTCAATAGAATTAAACTGCGTATCCATACTCAAATTAATTACACCGCCGTTCTTTACTGTACATATTTGAATAAAATCATTGACAGTAGTTACGTCAGAGTCTTCAATTGTTGGATCATACTCGATTGAAGTTAATGTGAGATCAATAAAATATCTATCTGCACCAGGCGCGAAATAATTTGTTGAGCCAATAGCTGGGTCGAGAAGATCTGCTTCATCATCCGATGTTGTAATACCTTCGGTAACGGTATACCCTAGTCTTGCTGACGGTAAGTTAACGAATCTCGGAGATAGAACAACGGTTTGTGGTGCTGCATAGACAAAATGACCTTTAATAAAAAAGACACTCTCATCTACGCTAAAGAATGTTGTTGACCCCGTGTACGTAGCTACATCAGCAATTGCAGTAACAGCGGTTGTCGTACCTTCAATTGTAATAGTTTCATTTTCTAAAAACTGACCGCTTACGTAAACTAAATGAAGTGCAGCAGGATAATAAACATTGTTAGTAGTATTGTGAGTTGTAATTTTTCTTACAATAGCTTTAGCACCAGATGTGCCGCCAATTACCGTTGCGCCTTCAAATGCAGCAATTGTAGTTGTCTCTTTAATTTTAATGTACGACCCGTTACTTACAAACGTCTTACCACCTACGATAGGTGAACCGTCTTTGTAAATATTCTTACCAAACTTGGTAATTTGGTTTTGAATAATAGTTTGAAGCTGGGTTAACTCACGAGCTTGAACTGCACGACCGGGTTTAAAAAGTATACGGTAGTAATTGCTACTTTCAGAAAAGTCGTCATAATATGGATCTGTATTAAAATCAATCGCCATGTTTTACCTTAGTACTTAAATACTGTTTTAATTGAAACGGCCTGGTCAGCTGTTGACGTAAAGGCGAGTCTGTTGTCTATGTAAAGAAGTTTGCCTGAATATTTATCTATATCTGGCGCATTAACTCCGGTAGCAATAAATGATTGATTAGTCGCTGTCTTAAAGGTATCACTAAAGACTGGTACACCGCCATCAATTGATTGCACAAGTACACCTGTTGATGTTGATTTAACGATTACATATCGCGTATTATCTGAAACTCTACGGATGATCTTATCATTTGTAAAATAAGCCGTATCAACCGTGCCAGAGATTACCCAGCATGCTGAACCAACGTCCCCGTTAAAGTATCTTGTATCAGGGTAATTTTGTAAATCTTTTACAATACCAAACTGTCTATAATCATTATCGACATCAAACCCTTGATTTTTATCTCTTGCAATTGTTGTATAGAAAGCTAATGATGTTGAAAACAATTCTGAAATTACATCTCTTCCATGCCCACCAACCGGTGGTAAAACTGCTCTACCAACTGCTCCAAAACCGGTACCAGTAATTGATACCACTGCCCTGGTGTAACCTGACCCCGGACTCTGTACAATAATCTTTGCTACCCTACCATTTAAAATTACAGCGGTTGCTGTTGCTCCTGTACCATCACCTGTAATAGTAACGGTTGCACCTGTATAACCATAACCACCTGATACAATACGTATTGCATGAATAGCGCCCGGTACGGCTAAATTTTCAACGTTAGACTGTAGTGTTGAAAGATCCCCTGTTGAAAGATCAACGTCAAACTCCGCACCTGTGCCGTTACCAATAGGGGTAATTGTAGCATACGTATAACCTACACCACCATTATCAATTCTTGTACGAACAATTTTACCATATTCAATAACTGGTGATACTGTAGCTTCAGATTTTTCAACTTCTAAAGTTATCCTTGCATTGGAGCCATCACCAATAACGTTTGCTAATGGTGCGCCAATATAACCTGCACCGTATTTTAATACAGCTGTACCTGTAGCAACGTTGCCTGTAAATGCGACATTTGCTGTACCTAGTATCCTTGTACCTACAGTATGCGTTGGTGCAAGGGTATTTGTTGTACCTGCCCCTACAACAGTATAAAGATACGTTCCGTTAAAAATTTGTTGATTTAAAGTAACAACGGTATTAGCAGTCCAAGGGGTACCAATTCTAACTGCTGGTATAGAAGTATAGTTTCTGCCAATGTCAGATATCTGTATTGAACTTACCGAGCCATCTGTAATTATTGAATATGCATTAGCATTTGACCCATTACCGCCTACAAAGGAAACAGAAGGAGCTGTTAAGTATCCCGAACCTACGTTTGTAATATCAACAGATTTAACACTACCGTCAAGTGTTATGCTTGTAATGTTACCCGACGAAATACCAACGTTGCCAGTTATGCTGTGCCCAACATATTTTAAACCAGCTGTTCCATTAGCAATAATACCTGTCGTATGTACAGGACCTGTAGTACCTAGTCTACCAGGTCGAACAACATCATATACATTAAAATCATACTTAAACTTCTGACCAATATTAACTGCAGTATTGGACGTCCATGCTGCAACACCAGAAATAGGATCAGCAACTGCAAGAGTTGCATATGTGTAATTTCTACCTGGTACAGTTATAGCACCACGCACAATATAATATGGATCGGATTCTAAATAACCATCACCCTGTACGGTTAAGCGCGCCGTTGTATAATTGTTTCCTGTATTAGTAACGTTAACAACTTTAATTTCACCACCAGAATAAAATTGATTTCTAATAGATGTTGAAACAGGTACCTGCGTTTCTGTAAGAAATTTATTTCTTAGTGCAACGGGTACACTACATAAGAACTTCCAAATGTAGCCATCTGTTAATTGGAAAGGATCAATACTTGTATCAGTTGGCTTAACTGTTGAAAGACTATTATTGTTATTATCTATACACTTGTATAGGTTAAAGTCATCAGTAACAACATAAAAATTAGAATCTTGTAAGGAACTTGCCCCGCTTGCTGCGTAGTTAATTACAGCATTTGCTTTTGCATTTGCGCCAAACGGATCAGTAATAGTAACGATAGGGGTTGAAGTATAACCTGTACCACCAGATGTTAAAACAATCGATGTAACAATACCGTTTGCCTGGTATGCAGATGCTGCAGCACCAGTGCCCCCACCGCCTGAAATTGAAACGGCAACATTACTACTATAGCCAATGCCACCTTCTTGTAAATCGACACCAACCACCTCAGTTGAATATCTGTCGTCGTACATATCGTATACAACATTTGACGCCCAATTTTTTCTCGTAATAACAAATGCTACATCATTCGGTTGTACTTCTTTTACAATGATAATATTATTACGCGTTGTACGCTCATATTCTTCGCTATCAACAGGGAGAGGGGGGTCAGTCTCATCACCCCATGCAACCGTGGTTCCTAGAAAATAGTAATAGCGGCCCTGCTTAGAAGAAATTTCCTTATAAACAGCGTCCGCTACACTGGTATGAAGTAGCGATTTACCGAGTGCTGAAGCCATATTTTACTTTATGTGATTGACACAACCCATGAAATTGCAATAACGTCAGCAGCTTGTTTGTTAATAACTGGAAATACTGTTCTGCATAATAGTGTACCAACGTTAGCGGCGTTTAAAACACCTGCCTCAGTCAGTGCACCTGTACCCGTTCCAGCTGGGAATGTAGCAGAATAGGTTACCGTATTTTGACTTGGTGTACCACCTGCAACAGACAAAGCGACTCTTGCAAGTTCAGCTTCCATAATAGTATCGCTTGTTGTTGGTGCAGTGTTACCTGAACCAATAGCCATATGCGACATAATATTAGTGACGTTGGCAGCCATGCGGTTTGCAATAAACCCTTTACCAACAGTTACAACCAGATTAGGTACCTTAACAGTTTCTACTGAACCGTTCTCAGCGGTCTTTGTAATAACCAGATCGCCCCTCATCTTGATTGCATCATTTAGATTACTCATGTTATCTCCTTTGTTACCTTATTTATGGTACGTGTTTGTATTAAATTTTAGACAGGAATGCTATTCTTTGTTATATTTATTCGATCACTAGATATGATCTTATCATACTCTGCACTATATTCAGGCTCAAATGCATCAATTGAATAATAATCTCTAATAAATTTGGCTTCTTGTTTATAAAGACTACCAAAAATAACACCTGCTCTACTTATATTATTTGCAATTGGTTTTGAAGTTGTATTTGCAATTACGTCTGAAGGTACAACAAGTTCTTTTTCAAGTCCACGTGTAACAATTTTTACACGGTTATGCAATAATGTTCCAACGCTGTCGACAGAGTTCTTCGTGACTACCTTTGCATTGCTATCTGTAACCGTATACCTATCTTCAAATTGGCTTGTTAAGAACCTTAGGGTTGTTGTAACTTGCGCATATAGATCAAAACTATTATTAATAGAATAATCGCTGAATAATTTTAACCCAGCAGGATGAAGAATATCAAGAACAGCTTTCTTATAATTAGTTAGCTGCTCATCAATTTTTAATACATAAGAGAACGGTTGATAGTAATCTGCATTTTCTAAGTATATATCATCACTAATAAAGCCGTCATTGTTCTTATAATAACCAGGGTATCGGGCCTTTGCTCCAATTTTAATTAATAAGAACGCATCAGCACCTTCACCTAATGCACCTCCTGTAAACGTTTGCGAATCACTTACAAAGCTTCTTATTACATCACCAGCGTATGAGCCTTCAACAGCTGTAATCGAATATGTGGGTACAATAATATCACCAACTTCACTAAAACCTGTCGTGCTATCAGTTAGAGCTACAGACCCAGCACCAAAAGCAAACGATGGTTGCGGTAGTACTTTATCTGTCGCAGAAATATAAGCGTAAAAATCTTCATTATAATTAATACCAAATCTAATAAACTCTGCAATTAATAATCTTCCATCGCTTGAAACTTTCTTTGCTTTAATAGCAGTATTACGGCCGTATCTTGTTGTAAGTTTGAATACATCACCAGCTCTAAACCCGGTACCTGAATTTAATACTTCAACCTCAGAAGGTACGCCCTGGACAATACCACGATAGCCAGCGTACTCAATAACATCACCAATCTCAATTGGAGTGTTTTTAGAATTATCTATAATAAATTCAAATAAGTTTGTTCTAGTCGTGATATCTGGAGATGCGCTTTCAGGGTCAATACCAACTGCGTATCTTTTTTGTAGAACATTTACAAGGGATTTATTATTATTTGAAATAACCGTTGCAACTTTACCTGCAATACTATCAGGATTGCCGACAATTGTTTTCACATAAATTGAAACTTGCTGGATCCATTTACCATCAGAGGTTTTTAAAACCTGCGTATTTGTATAAAAGAACTCTGGAGTCTTCTTAAACAATAACTGGAATAGAAGCTTATATGACTTTTCACTACCCTTGTAGTTATAGAGGTCTTTAATTTGTTTAACAATTTGTCTTTTATTAACAGGTGCACTTCTTGGAAGGTCTGCACAATACTGTTTTAAAAAATATTCAACAAAAGAATCTACTGTTGTATCTACGTCTCTGTACGATCGAGCATTTTGTAGTAGCTCTTGAGCATTTTGGTCTTGTTCTAAGAATTGATAGTATGCTTCAAGAAAAGCTACAAATGTTGTATAATCTGTCTTGATAAACTCCGGTAGCTGGTCAGGTACCAGCGTAGACAGTTTTTCTTTTAATCTTAATGCTGACATTATATGGCTGCCACGGTTACAGTTAACCCAGCAGTTCTACCTGCGATACTGTTTGTATCACTATCATCAACAACTACGATTTGATTTCTCAAAGGCTCAACATCATAACTTTCTTCTTGTACAGCACCAGTTATGCGAATATCAAACTGATCGGGTGGAAAGCCAACTACTGTTAGGCTACTAATTGTAATTACACCTGTTGCATAATTAACAGCACCGACAGTAGATACGAATGTATTATCATCAACCCTGTATAACTTAATAGTACCAGTTCCGTCATAATCAGGCGGCATTACATCTGGTGTGTCTTTCATTGTTACCTGAGTAATTTCATCATCATAGACGATATAGAATTTAGTCGAGGTAATCTCACCAGGATGTAATTTGTTTCCAAATTTAATACTGTTAGTATTAACAAAAGAATTATTAACATTAAGGATTGGTACAATACGTTTTTGTAAAAACAAACTTACAAGTGCACCAACAATGGCTGGGTTAGAGGCTACAACAGTTTCTATAACCTTTGAGTAATAAAACGTTTTATTAAACTGTTGCAAATCTGAAGCAAAATAATTTCTTAACGCTGTATCTACTTGTGTACCAATAATAGATGCTGATTGGGTAGTTATGTTTTTATTGTATTTAACCTGTACACCTAAGTTAATGTAAATATAATCTGGGTCTACAAACTCTGGTGTAACAGTAATTACTTGTCTGTCTTTAAGAATAGTATTTTTAATTGAATCTTTAACAATATTATCTACTGTGTAACCCATGTACGGCTTTAAGGAAATAAAGACACGACCATACGCAGGTGTTTCGTTTTCTTCACCACCCCAGACAGCAACAGCTTCAATTTGAGTATAATTTGCCTTAATAAGTGTCTCATAATCGCTCTTTGTAACTGCTCTATTGCGAGCTAAGTTAGCAAGAGGGGCGTTAAATTTAATAGAGGAAATTGTCTCTTTATCTGCACCGTTTGTAGAATTACTTACAACTTGAACAACAATGCTCGTTGATCCCCCAATTGTAGCATCAGGTGTAAAGTCTTGCGCAATTGTGCTTGAAATATTACAAGCAGCCCCAGAAGAGTTTAAATAACGAACTCTAATTATATTACCTGGTGACAGCTTCTTTCCAATTACACCATCACCAAAAAATATTTGATACAACCCCTGTGTATTTTCTTCAATAAAATAATTTGTTGAAGTGTCGGTTAACCCTGAAATATCATTTGAAAGAGTATATGTTGTGGTTGAGGTATCAGTAGCAGATACCTGCACAGTTACCAACATAGAGGTAACATCAATATTAGTACTTTGTATAATATATTTTTCCTCTGGACCGGGTTCTACGACACCAAAACTATACTCTGCAAGCACACCTTCTTTAAGGTTAACACCAGAAAAGCGATACACCCCTGCCGAGGGTTGAATTGTAATTGGTTCAAGATTATAAAAAGTATAACTTAAGTTATTAATCTTTGTTGCAAAAGGGGTATACCTCTCAAGCGTCAAATTGTTTGGAAACCCCGTTGGGGCATTAACTGTTAGATTAACAGTAGCCTGAGCACCTTTAACTGATCTTGGTGTATAACCCAAATGCTTAGCAATAGATACCGCTGAAGATCTCTTTACAGCTGAATCCAAGAACATCTCATTAACAACCATATTAGCAAGGTATGCGTTATAATGGGTGTTGTAGGCAAGCAAATCAATAAGGACCGAAAGACCAGAACCCTCAAAGTCGTAGTCTGTAAACTGATCTTGACTCTGTAGGAATGTTTTTAAATTTGTCTTGATTTGATCAAAATCAAGCTCGGCTATTCTTAAATTAGACATTATTACCTTACTCTGGATATTGCGGTGTTAAGCGTGATAGGTCTATCGCTATTGTTTAATCTGTATACTAATTCAATGCTTATATCATTTGCATCAATTCTATCTCTCACCTTAACATCTAACACTGTTACTCTTGGTTCAAACTTTTCGATTACATCAAAGATAGTTCTTTTCATAACCTGCTTTGTTATCGGCGTAAAGTTTTCAAATAAGAGACTAAAGATCTGGCATCCAATTTCAGGATGAAAAGGTCTTTCGTAATTTTTGGTTTGAATTAAATTCTTGAGGGATGTCTTAACTGCCTCATCATCATACTTCTTGGTAATATCCAATGTATCTTGATTGGTAGTAAACAGCAGATTTAAATCCGAGTATTGTCGTGTATTTCTAGTAGCCATTTACTATTTATCCCCCTCTTTTATTTATAGGTGCGGACCAGATCATCCACCGGCAAAGACCGACTCTGAGCCTTTAATTATTATGTTATCTGAATATTGATCACCGATTCTACCTACTCCCTTACCACCAACAAATACTGTTGATGAGTAGGAACTTAAGGTAGAGTTGTCCGGTGTGCATCCCGATTTTGGGTGTGGTGCTACTTGATTACCTTGGACAACCACAAGAATTTGATTTGCATAAACGTTCTTATCGTTTACAACATCAACCTTGGTTTTCATAGGCATACGGCATTTATAGCCCGTGCCATCTGGTGAAAGTACTGTATCATCTTTCCTTGCAATTGCTGGCATTATATTCCCCTATCTACTAATGATTGAACGCTGGTGACTGCAGATTGGTATCTCCAAACCACCCATTGATACATTGTAAATGGCCAGTTAATGTTTGGTGAACCATTAAATTCTGCAGGAGCAGATACATTAAATAACATCTCTTTATTTGTTGTCACAGGTTGTGGCATGTTATATTCTACTAATGCTAGAAAATCTTCTGTAGTATTAGCTGGTAGAACCTGTAAGCTATTGTTCTTCATCTTAAACCGATAATACTCATCTGGAAATGCATTACTGTAAGTACCAGAGATCCTATAAGTACTTGCATTTACCTTTACAGCACTCATACCATACTGTGCAAAATTAAAGGTCGTTGTAACATTGCTTGCAAGGGATGTACCTAGAAGTACGGTTGGATCGATTAGGTCGTAATACTTAACTGTAAACTGAACATCGATAGAATAAGCTGAACCTGCATATATTGTAGGTAGGTATAACATACCAGGTTCAGGTTGAGAGCCGCCTTCTGGGTCAGTTATAACGGCAAGAGGGTCTGGTGATACAGCTTCAAATCCGCTTTGATTTGTAAATACAACTGCAACTTTATTAGGCATATTATGCTAACTGAGTCAGCCCTTGTGAGTGAGTTTTATGATTCCAGAAAGTCAATACTTGACTTCTATCATTTTTACTCGTGTACGAAATATGAATCCAAGGGTTGTTAGTATAAGCACAGAACTCTAATAACAGCTGATCATACTTTAATACCTTAGCTAAACGCTTAGCTATTTCAAAGTAATCAGATTTTGACGCCCCTTTAAATTGAATGTCAACAGCATGGCCTAGCGGGTGTTGAGATGTCCCGGTTGACTTACCTCTTAACCTAAACCCAGATGTTACAAACGCGTTCGGGTATAAGTTATAAACTGGCTCCATAATATTAAGTGCAACAAGTTGTAAGTTATATACAATTTCACCATATGTTAATTCAGTACTCTCAATGGGATCTCTTGTTAGAGCTGCTTTTGAAGACAGCATTTCAAGTGTAAAATTGGGCGATAGATTATAGTTGCCGGGTAGTTTTGTAGCTTTAAGTAAATCTGTATTACCTGCAACTTGAATAGTTTGCGTTGAAGATATACTTGCACTATCTTGCGTCACAGGGTTTTGATTTAAATCAGCAGTCGAAGCAACCCCTGATGTTCTTAACTTATCTTCATGTGCTCTTTTTTCTGCTTTACCAGCACTTTGTTCCTCAAGGTCTAACGTACCAGAATCACTCAGTGTCAATGGGGCAGGGTCGTGCATAGTAAAATAAACAATATCTTTTCTGCTTGCCATAATACCAATGTTAGAAATACCTGCAATATTAGCTTCTTTGCTTGGTTCAGCGCTATCTGCTGCTACGGAGGTACCGGAGTTCATATGGAAGTTAGAACCATCGTTATCAATATTACCACCGGCTTTGTTACTAATCTTACCACTGGCTTGATTTTTAATATCACCGGTTACTTTATTATTAAAGCTACCCTCTACAGCGTTGAAATGATTACCCTTTGTCTTATTATGTTGATTACCTTCAACCTGAATAAAACAATCGGTGTTTGATTTAAAGAAGTAATCCTCAGTATACACCAGTACGTTTGCATTAGATCGCATATTCAATGTATCTGTTGAATGTAAATTTAACTCAACATTAGAGGTTAAATTCATAACCTGATAAGCCTGTATGTTAATATTTGGGCTAGTAAGGTTCATTGTCTCAGATGCAGATAGGTTCAATGTACCTCCTGCTTGTGCTGTTATATCATTATGACAAGTAATATTGGTATCGCCTTCAACCTCAATATTAGCGTCATTGCCAACAAATATGTTACATGCACCATTTACGGAAATATCTGCTTCACCGGAAATTGCTATCTTCCCATTACGATCAATAATTTCGTACGATGATCCTTTTGTTCTTTTTATAATAGATCCATTAGAATCAATCTCTACATAGGTACCTGACTTGTGATAGATGTGAATACGTTCGCACCCCGGGGTATCATCTAATTCAATAATATGACCAGATTCTGTTTGCGTAACTTTGTTGTACGGGTATTCACCTTTATAAGCCGACTCAGGTTCATCCCAAGCCTCACCGCCTGGTAATTTTGCACCTTTCATTCGACCATTATTTTTTTCTTGAATAATAGTACCGGCAGCATCCCCTGTTGCAAGTTTATTGGTATCAGATCTACCAGCGTACTCTTTTGTTGGGTAATTGGCATCAGGGTCAGTAAACCCTTTTTTAAGTACAACTAATTTTTCTTGATTAGAGGTATTATTAATATCAAAGTTTTGAGCTTGAGTAAGGTACTTATTTGCAGATGACTGTGCAAAGTTCTCATCTATCTTGTCTAGTGCTTGTGCTGGGTCATCTGAGAAGCTAGCAAACAATTGATCTACATTTGGTATTAACTGTTTAGGAGTACCGCCTCTACCAAACAAACTATCGGTAAAAGATGATAAAGCAGTACCAACGACACCTGAAACTGTAGGTGTTAGAGATTGAACAAGTGTTGCTGCTAGACCTCCAAAGTTAATAAGGTTTCTAGTATTAGCGGGTAGTTTTTGTTTTAATTCAGCTTCAAGAGATGTAACTAATTTATCTGTAATTTGAGCGGTAAGCTGCACATCAAGAATATTACTTAAGTTGTTTGTTACCCCGGTACTACCTAAATTACCAGTTAATATATTAACAGGGTTCTTTATACCAATCATATTAGCTGGTATACTTGTCAGTTGTTGATTAGATGTTTTAAAAACCGTCGATGCAATTTCTACTGCATACACTTCAGCTATCCTTGATGTGATTGCTCGAGCAGTCGCATTAGGTATTTTTAAGTTAAGACTATTAATCTGATTAAAGATTGCGTTCTCTAAAACACCGCTAATCTGTGTGGAAAGAATATCACTCATGCAACCATCCCTAATAGTATTGACTTTTCGCTTGCGTATCTTGATTTAACACTAGTACGGATATTTTCAGAGCTAGATTTAAACAACTCGGGTACCTGGCTAGTCTTATACTCACTAACTAAATTAACAATATCTTTTTCTGTCAACTCGCTTTTGCCTTTTAGCGGTACAGTAAATATTGACGTTCTTGCTGGCCCAAATTGTACCGCTGTTGACCAAATAAGATCCTGTACCGCAGGTCCGTACTTAGTTAAATCTAACCCTGTACGTTGTAGGTTTGCCACCATTACATCATAATATTTTCTCTTTACATAGTTGTGTTGATCTTCTTTAAATTCAGCTGAAGATTTTCCCGCAACCTCTGCCCACTTAGCATCGAAGGCAGCTGTAGCAGGCTCAAGATCTTTAAAGTCGTTTTTAAATTTAGAGTTATTAATAAATTGCAATACAGGTGAGTTCTTTGGTGAGGGTCTTGCTTTACCATCTTTCATGGTCACGGGTAGGTATGATGCTAGTTGATACGTACCGTAAGATGCACCACCAAGGTCGCCGGCAGCTCCGCCCTTGTAATCGTTAATTGTACCAGGACCCTTGCCACCCGATTCAAACTTTTCTGATGTTTTACCTAATTCCCAACCAGGTATACTAGGCGTACCTGCTTTAACAGGTTCCCCTGATTCATCTTTAACTGGTTCACCTGCAGCGTTCCTTTGTACACCATCATTAGGATTATTAGTTGGATCTCTTTCCACAGTGGCTGCAAATGCTGCTTTAGCCGCTTTAGTTGATATAGTACCAAGCATAGCTGGTTGTTGCATGTCTTCTCCGTCTAGGAAGAAGCCCATGACCCAGGTACCTGTAACAGGACCAAGCGGTGAAGAACCTACACCGGAGGTAGCAGCCGATGTAATAGGCTGAATAGGGATTGCCCAAGGAAGGTCTTTTACAGGTAATAAGTCTCTACTATCAGTATGATAACCAAAGATACGAACCCTACAGCGTCCTAGCTTTTCAGGGTCCATTCTATCTTCAACAACACCAATCCACCAATTAAAGCCGTCTTTGTTAAATATTCTTTGCATTACTTCGCCGCTTTTTCTGTTGTGAGAGAGTCTTTAACAATCTCCATGACCATGGTATGATTTAATTTACTAACCTTATGATGTATAGCTGTTATTAAATAGTAGCCTGAATAGTTTAAATCTTCTAGAGTTTCATTTGTATCTGAACTATCGCTTGGGATTACAGCAGGGTATGAGAAGTAAAGAATCCTGCCTACTTCAACATCTGTCCTACCGGGTACAGAGATGTTCATTCTTAAGTTAGTAAGATCGAGTAAACTTGATTTTCTATTACCGTATATGTCTTTCATCTTCTCACTGACGTTATCAGGGAAATCATTAAACAATTTAGGGTTAACGGGATAGAAACTAATATTTGTTGCAGGATTTCTTAACGAGTCGCTGTTAAATACAGGCATTGATTTTTTACCATCACCAGAGGTGTGATACTGTTTGCTGTATTCATTTACGTAATCATAATCGGTTACTACGTATTCTTTATTGTATACGTCAAGTGTAAGTAATCTATTTGCAAGATAACCATTAGTATAGTTTTTTATGTGATCGGTTGTATCTACCATCTCGACATCTTTTGCAAGAAAGTATTCTCTATCTAAATCAGGTCGATTACTACTTTGCCTAATACCTGCTGCTGAAATGGAATACTTACCAATGCTTGTCTTGTCCTCATAAGCTTCGCGAAATAATGTTTCAATACTTGTAAAACAAAAACTCTTATTACTCTCAAAAAACAAAAAGTTTTTAGCTTTACCGTCCTTAGGTATAGATTTTGAAGCCAGCCAATTTATGCATTTAAACGGTGTCCACCCAGGTGAAACAAACTTTATTTTGTTTGCTACTTCCGTCTTAATGTACAGGGGAGTTACGTTTTCAATTTCTTTTATCTCATCTGACGATTCATTAATCTGAAAATCTCTATTTTCAGCAATATAACTACTAAATATATTACCAACAACATCATTAATATCCCCTTCAAACGGAATAAAAAGCGGCAATAAGACATCAAAGAATAATTCAATAGATGCAAAATGTAAAGCATACGTTTGAGTATTCCTATCTCGTACAACCTGTCTATCAGTTGCTTTATAAATTCTAAACGTCTTCTGCACTGATGCTGGGAACGAAGGTGTTACAAATTTTAATACTAGATACTCTTCACCAATAATCGGTACCATATCAAACAAGTTACGGCTATCGGACATAACGATAGAACCTGTTAGATAATTTGAAAATATATCTTCATACAGATTTAACTCAACTAAGAATTCTGTAAGGTCATATATTACATTGGTGGAGCTTATTAACTTAAGCTGCTCAATTTTTACATCACCGGCTTTTTGTATGCCTTGATTATCTGCCATTACAATCCTAATTTACTATTAAATTCTTTAACTACAGCCTCTACGTACCGCGGCTTAAGCATTTTAATTCTACGCTTGGTTTCATTCATAGTATTTTCATACATATCATTAGTAATAGGTATACCTGTTAATACTGTAAGTGAAGATATGTTACCTGTTGAGGTACTATCTAGAATTTTTACTCTATTTGTACTCGCAAATCCACCTGCTGTAACTTGAACGGTGACGTTGGCATTATTTGTTTTTTCGATGATAATACCAGTTCCTGTACCGCTTATATTCTGTACAACGTTACCAGCATAGAAGTTAGTAAACTCGTTTGTTGATCTTATTATAACTTTACCATTTATAACATTTGTTTTTGTGTCTTCATAATGGTGTATGTTAAACGCCCCTGTATACTTTGATTGAATATGCTTGTTAAGCATTCTGGTAGACAGCGGCCAATCGAATCTAGGATCAATAATATCGTTCATGTGAAGCACTAGCCAATGGTAACCTGCATTGTTGTAGAACTTATGCGCTACTATCTCAGGTGTCTCACCGTCAATGATGTCGTATTCATCAAATAGACTTAAATTATTTTTTATTGTCTCTTTAATGATTACTCTCTGTAAAATGTTTGTAACGACTTGTACGGATTTTCTATCATCAAGAGTGTATAAGGTTTGAGGAAACTTTTGAAAATACATTTTAATACCCATCCTCAATCATCTGCTTAGTTAAAATTTCTGTCTCTCGGAAGACAAGCGACATGTTTACTTCTGTAGGATTACCATCCTCAAATGCAGAGAATTGATCACCCCCATACGAAACATCCATACTCTCTAATATACACGGCGCCATTTTATGAAAATACTCGTTACGTTTAGATGCAAAGTAATATGTAATCTGAAACTCAGAAGGGTATATAAAAAATAGCTTGTCTTTTGATAACTCAGGGTGCATATGAAATTTAAAAAGCTTAATAATATCTTTTACTTTTTGCGCTTCCTGTTGACTTTTTGGAAAAAATTTATACTTAAAAGCAAAGGATCTAAAATCAACCGACTCAAAAATAACTTCTCTAAACGGGTTAAGTGATGTCTTAGATGATGCGCTTAATGATGCTTGTACATCCACAGCCCCAAATGCGCCAGGTAACTTTGCAAAGGCTGCAATTGCTGCAGCGCCTTGTTCAGTATCAGAACCGAACTTCCCTAGGCCTTCTATAATACCCCCTGAAACAAGCCCTGCAAGTGTACCTAGGTCTTTATTGGCGTAGTTCATGCCATACTTTACTGTCGGCGGACCATCTACATATAATGCAATGACATCAGAAATTCTAAATGTTGTATCCGGCTTAAGCATTTTATTAGCGTCGACAGCATCTTTAACTTGATCGTAAGCTACTGCACCAACAACAACAC